ATCTTCGGATACGTTAAAACGGTCAGTGCGTAGTAGGTTTCAAGTCTCTAGACGGATGCAGTCGGGGGTTACTTACTCTAGAAGAAACGAAGAACGTATACGCCAACTAGACTCTGATTTCGACGAAAATTCTACTTTCTGGGAGCGGTTCTGACCCCGTTAACTTCTGCCACGTTCAAGTTTTTCCAACATATTTAACATGTCTAAAAGTATTTGTTTGTCATGTTCGTCTATCTGAGACGTATTGCTCATGCGTATCTTGGCTAACGTCTTCCACGACTGTAGTAACTCTTCTCTGGTTATATCCATACCGCCTCCTTAAAAAACCCCCTCCGAAGAGGGGGGTACTGCTGGAGCAAGCAGTGGTAACAGCACGAAGGTATGGTCGAGAAGGAGGACGCGCTGTCGGCACCAATCTATCACAGATCTCGCCATATACGAACTCCTAATTTCCCTGCCTCAATACTGACTATTGGCGTTATAACCCAGTTCCTATCCTTAGCAAGCTCTTTAACTTGTTGGATAGCTTTGCCTGTGTTTACACAGGGTATGAACACTGACGCGTTTACCACCAACTTCTCCCAGCTAACTTTTATGCGTACCCCATCAGGGCACAGTTCATACGTCCGTAGTATCTGAGGTTTCATCCGGTATACCTTGTGAGAACTGCACGACGATAACGGGAGTAGCTCCTAGGTCTAACTTTGTACCTTTATCTAACCGCATCGTCTTCTTTACCGCCCCCATCTTTTCAATCATGTCGGACACTAGAGCCGTATAGTTTATCTGTTGTTTAGTGCACCATATCCTGAATGGCTTAGGTAGAATGTATAGCTTCTTAACGTCGGTCTCATACCGAGCTACCAACTGGTTACGTGCGTTGGCTTCAGGGATTATGATTGAATCTATCTCGCTGCCATCCTGCTTCCTAAGATCGCTAGTGCTTTTTATTCGTAATATGTTGTCGTAATGCTCGTACACATAATCTATGAGTGTTTGCTCGATAGACACAGCCATGTCCGCAGTTCGTAACTTGTTTTCGATTAGAACCCCTACTATCCACTCTTGTACTTTAGGTATATCGTAATTAAGCAGCCCTATCCTACGGGCAAGGATTAGCCCAACCAATGTCACTGTGGCCCCTACTGACCAAAAACGATTCTCAGAAGTTAGTTGTGCTTTCTTATCTACCGCGTACTGCACCTTATCGATCAGCTCTAACACTGAGTCTAGGTTGTTCATAACGTAACGTAAAAATATAGGGCCAGCATGTCCGTAGTTACGGCCTATGGCACGACTAAACTTATCGGTCTCGGACTTATCCTCAGTAGAACTAAACATACGTGCAACCCGTGTCTCCAAGATTCGTTGGGCTTCCGCGTTAGGGTTGTCCTTAGTCATACGAATACGTTCAATGATGCTAGTGTTGCCAGTCGTCACAGCTAACAAACTCCATGCGTCCCCGCGAGCGCGTTCTTGGTTTGTACCTGACATCATACGCCCCCGCTGCTTACCGCTAGTAAACTGGTACGAGATATCACTCAACTCGCTTGGCCTAGTATTAGTTAACTCGTCCATGAAAAGCGGCAAACTATGTAGTATCTCGCCACGGTGCATCTTTGTGTTAAGCGTGTCTTGTTTAAAGATAATAAGCTCTTTAGGGTTACCCCATACTGAGGCCGCAGCAGCCATCGCTGTTGTCTTACCTACACCGGACTCTTTACTGTGAATATGCAACGCAGAGCACGCTATATCGTCTATGAAGTGCATAAGAATAGAACCAAAACCGGTACCTACTACATATTGGTGCACTTCAAAACCGTCACGGTTGTAGAAATCCATAGTTTCTTTCCATCCCTCTAGGGTACCCTTTGGCTCAAACGCTGGGAATAAACCCATAGTCTGGGTAGAAGGAGGGTTAAAATCAGTTCTGTCTTTGTATATCGTCTGATTGCCCACAATAAACGACGTACCAGAGGCATCCGTCCAGCCAAATTGTCTATGGGCATCTTCAGCCTTAGTAGTGTTCTGCAACTCATTAACCCAACCAGTTGTATATTTCATTAGATCCTCCATGTTTAATTCTGCAACCCCCTCTTTGGATAGCTGCTTTCTAAATTCTTCTCTAGAAGTGACGGCGGTTAAAGGGACTGTAAATTCACGTACCCCGTCTCTTGGTAGGTGCAGTCTCATAAGGACTGACTCACCAATCTCAGAGTCACGTATCCTTTTAACTACGTACATATCATTAAGGTAAATTAGTTTTTCGTCCAGATCCCCATCTTTCGTACGTGTTCTTATGTATATACCGCCGTTGACCCCTCGAAAATACGGAGTCGGGTATTCCGGTATCTCATATTTTTGCGCTGGTGCATTAGGGAAAGTAGCTGAAGGCATGACAACAACATTGTCTTCTTTCTGCGCCTCTATAACTTTAGTGCCTAAATGCAAGGGGGTACGTAGCGCACCTTTATGCGTGCAGCCCTCACACCAATTAGGGTTTTGTTTTTCAAACTCAGCGCAGGTATACCGTTTATCGGGGGTAAGATTGTCCCACTTATTATCTGTTTCTTCTTCCGAGTACTCGCTGTACCCTCTAGATATACGATGAGCTTTCGCTCGGGAACCATCGGAACATGCTTTTAAGATGGATAGAACCCCGCGCCACACTGGCTCTACGACTTGGTTAGGTTCCTTAATAGACCTACGTATCTGCTCGCACCCCCTCGACTCCATGCTTTTGGTTAGTATGTCCTTGAAGGAAGCCGTACGGTTTCCCGCCATCACGCTAGTAACCGCATCCCATTTATCGGGGTACTTCTTAGGAACTGGTATCGTTGGCCCACCAAGTAGATTGTTGAAGTCGTCGAAGTCTACCGCTGGGGACTCCATTAAACACTCTACAGGGCTAGGTGGATCTGATTTATGGTTATGTGTATTGGGCACACGTAGCACCCTAGCACCGTCTGCCGTCACCGACGGGTCGGCTAAAAATTTGTTATCTAAGCACAGTTGTTTAAGACGTTCTGCTACTGGTAACCAGTCAGCAAAAGGTACGGATTCGGTCAACCCCCAGTAAACGTGTATACCACGTCCCGAGTTAATGAGTGTTGGTTTTGGTAGTGATAGTTTCTTGCAGAAAGCTCGTAGTTCGCTGCTGGCTTCCTTGCGTGTCATGAAATCTTTGCTTGGCCCGCAATCTAAATCTAGAAAAAAAGACTTGAAGTTTTTTACGTTGGTTACTTTTCGGGAGTCTGAAGTTTTAAAAGTGCCTAACGCGTAATACACATCGTACCCATCAACATCTAAGTCGTGAGCGGTGGATTGAAGCTCCTGTAGGGACGTATAAAATCGTTGTACTCTAGAATCTTTTTTCTTATTAGAAGCGAATAGACAGTATATGCCGTCTTCGGCAAGCACATTTGTTAAAAACTTTCCTGTGTCCATAGCTGCCTGTTTCCAAAAGTCACCACGGCAGGGGTATTCGCACACCCTTTTCGACTAGTCTATCCGTGGTGGTTATAAAAAGAATGGGTCTCTTCTTGAAAAGACCCAAATTAATTGGGACTAGTCATCCCATTCATCGACTAAACTCTTGAGAGCATCGTCTTCTTCTTCTTTTGGAGCAGGTTCTTTCTTTACTACTTTGAGCTTCGGCTCTTCTATAGGCGCGGAATCGTCCTCTGCGAACGGGTCATCTTCACTGGTGGCTTCTGGTTTGGTCGCCTCGGGGGCCGGTGTGGACTCGTCCACAAAAGGACTAGCCTCACCTAAGGTAAAACCTTCTTCTACCGCAAACGGAGACGCCGCTGATCGCTCTACGTAATTAATAACTTGTACTGCTCTTAACCGTAGAGCTACCCCATTTCCGACGTTACCTTTAACGAAGTAGGGTGTCATGGACAACATAACGTGTATCGTGCTGCCAGAAGTAAGCTGAAAGTCTTCAGGTAGTTCCTTATTCTTAGCATCGTATTGCTTGGGTTTTGCTGTAAGCTGCCCGCTGTACGCCCCTTTGAGCTTCGCTTTACCTATGTATAAACCCTCATCGTCTTTTGTGAAGGGCATCTCCAACTTCTCAGGCCAACTCTTCTCACGTTTTGCTGCGTAAGCCGCCACCATAGATTTATACAGTTTTTGCGCCTCTTCTTTAGGGATTTTAAACTGCAACTCATATACAGCGCCCTCTTCAGTGGGAGCGCAAGATACGCTACGTCCTTCGCCACTGTCGAACCTGTATGTTCTGTCTATCCTAGGGTATAGCGCAATCGCGTCTCTTACCATGTAGGTTTCGTTCTGTACCGCCATTTCCTTCTCCTTACTTACTTGTTTTTAAATTCAAATCCGTCTTCAATACCAAACGGAGATGCTTGCTGCTCATTAAAAGTTAGTGATTTTGCTGTCACCGCTATCTCCACATCGGGATGCTCCATAGTGTGACTCACTACTTCTAACTCGTCTTCTTCTAGAGGTCTAACTGACCTAAAGAATAATTTGGCATGGTTACTGTCAGGATCAAACCGGACGTTGGTAACAAGTGCCATGGGAGGCGTTTCGTGCGCCTGTAAAAATCTTCCATAGGCACGCATAGGCATATTGCCATTCTCTGCCTCGGGGAAGATAGATGTGGGGGGAAGCTGTAACTGATAGACAGTTTCTAGATCTTGTTCAAGAACTACTGCAACCCTCTGCACTGTGCTGCAAGCGCGACGCATTCCACCACCTGACCCGCTTACATTTTGAGGGCAATCCATACACCTACCAGATTGCCGGTTTTCTTCTATAACTTCTCGGTCGGGCTGTTGTGCATTCGATGACCAACAAGTAGGAGGGCGCACGCTATCCGCACTGTACTCTCCTGAGTAATATATACGAGCTGGTGAAGCTACACCCACTATTACAACATTTATAGAAGTTGGTGGTGAATCAAAAGGCAGGCCGTTAAACCTGCTATCACGCAAACTAATACGTACAACACTATCCGTCATAGAAGTACCCTAAAAATCCTCGTCTTCAGCAGGGGTGTCAGACACACCCAACAATTTATCAGCCATTCTGGCCTTTAAATGCTCACGTTCTGCCGTGCCTTCTTCAGGCCACTCTTCTTCGTATGCGGTATCCTTGAAGGGTTCTTCTACGATTCCACCAAGATCTTCGGTAAAGACTTTCACAATACCCCCGAGATCGTAGCGATAAGTTTTACCTACGTGTATGTATAGCTGCCGAGGTATTCGGTTCTGCTTTCTCCAAGAAATGATTGTCGATTCCGACACTTGGAAGTACTTCGCCACATCTTTAAGCTCTACAAAAGGGGATTCAGTAGGCGGTAAACTCATTTGGGTCTCCTTACGGTTAGTGTGTATTCTGATCTAGCGTTAAGCCCTTTGGGTAACTTATCAGGGTTCTCTTCTAAAAACGTCTTCACGTTTTCTTGGTTCAACCGCTTAACGAAGAAATCTAAGCAGTCGTTTTCTTTGGCGAACTCTTTCAGGCTTTCCCAATCATCTGTCCAGTAGTTACGTTTAACTGAACGGTAAAACAAACCTTCAGGGGTCTTTACACTTTCAACATTGTGCTCTCGGCAATGGTCAAGTAACGCTTCTTTGACCGTCTTCAACTGCTCGTCAAACTTAGCAACGTCTTCATCGAATTTCTTTTTCAACGCGTCACGGCTTTCTTTTATCTTAAGATAAACCTTTATCAGCTTATCAGGCGACAAACCCTCCATATTGTAGCTCCTTTCCATACGAGCAGTACAATATAGTAGTGGTGTATATGCTAGTCAAGTAATTCTTTGTATAAATCGATTATTTTTGTGTGTATGTTAATTTTATTATCTAACAATCTATAAACATGTTTTTCTATATCAGATCCTTGTATCTGAACCACAGTACATTTGTGATCTTGCCCCGATCTATGCACCCGTGCGTTGGCTTGAGCGTAGGTTTCTAACGAACTGGTTGGCCCCCACCAAACTACCGTGTCCGCAGCAGTCAAAGTGACCCCATGTGCAGCGGCTTGTGGTTGGATAACGAGAACCCGTGGATCAGGTTTAGTTTGAAACTCTTTAAATATTTCGGTACGGCGGTGTGCCGGTACGTCCCCTCGGATTATCGCTGTGCTTATACCTTCTGCATCTAGCTTATCAACGAGGATATCTATTACATGTTTAAAAGGCACAAACACCAATACTTTTTTACTTGCCTCATCAATAACTTCTTTAAGGACTTTGTATCGGTGTGATATGTCGAACTCTAAAGTATCTTTTTTGTCCGTATACACTGCCCCACAGGAGATCTGTAACAACTTGTTCATGTTCACAGCCGCATTTGCTGCGGTTATTTGCTCCCCACCTGCGTCCATAACCATTTGATTTTTTAACAACTTATAATATTTAATCTGTTGTCGAGTAAGGGCCACTTCGCGTTTGGTATAGACCATAGGTGGTAGATCGAGGCACTCTTCTTTAGTAAACCGTATGGCGGGTTGAAGGGCTTGGTATACTGTGTCCGTCGCTGTATCTTTAGGAACCCATTTAAAGTTAGTCACTTTAGTCATGACTTGATCCCTAAACGCACTTGCAAACCGAGGTACGCCTTGCGGGTTTACCATCTTGGCAAGGCCGTACGCATCAACCGGACTCTGTGCTGCGGGAGTACCTGTCATCATCCACAACCACTTGTCGGGGGTGAGCACTGCGTTTAAGGTCTTCCACCGTTTAGTTTGTGGGTTTTTGTAGTGGGTAGCCTCGTCTACTATGACGAGATCAAAACCACCGTCAGCAACTGCTCGGGATACAATCTCCACCCCGTCGTAGTTTATTATTACGTATTCGGCGTTGCCTTCTATTATCTTCTTTCTTTTGTCAGCAGAACCGTAAGCTACATCTACGCGCCTGTGCATCGCAAAAGAAAACAAGTCTGCACGCCATGCGGAGTCCATGATAGACAGCGGACATATAACAAGCACCCGCTTTATCTTCTTTTGTTGGATTAAAAAATCAGATGCCCATATCGCACTGGCAGTCTTGCCGGTGCCCTGTTCGTTAAAACAAAAGGCACGTTTGTTTAGTGTGAGAAAAGATGCCGTGGTCTTCTGGTGGTCGAACGGGGTGTATTTACCTTTCCAGTTATACTTACCTTCAATGGGGGAAGGCACGGATATGTTAAGGTTCTTTAGAACTTGTACTTCTTCTACCCCCCATTTAACCAGCACGCGATGTTTATCAATCATACGGCTGTCAGGGATTATATCGGTGACTCGATAGGGATTACGTAACTGCAATAACACAGCTTTGTTGTCTACAATCTGCACATCTACTCCTAAAGCCCCGCTTCGTCCACAGATGGGGCTAGGTCTGCTATGAAGGGTAATTGCACCCTTGAACTAGCCTGATTTTTACGGGAATGTCATACTTATTAACCCGCGTTGTTTAAAGACGCATCAGACTCAGCGTCTGGTAGGCTTCTTCTGCCTCGAAACTGGTGCTTTCTTTAAGTTACGGCTACGGTTCTTGCTAGAACTTTCTACCTTCACACCGTCTTTGTTGCTACCACCTCTCGCCAGTGGCTTATTATGGCTAACGTCCTTGCCTTCTCGCTTGTCCGCTTTGCCATTGTTATTTGCGTCTTTGCCTTTCTTGTCCATTGCACGTCGGGCACGTTGCCGCTCCATACGACGTTTGAACTCTGGGCTATCGACTGGTTTGTTCTTCTGTTTGGGTCTATCTTTTGGGTTTTTGTAAGGCATTTAATTTTCCTGCGGTAGGTGGTACTTAATCATTTGATGGTTTTCTAGATATGGGCGGTCAGTTACCGTTCTAACCGTCATATGGTTTCCTATTCTAGCTTGATAACGCAAAGCACTTTCTTGAGCATCAGTTTTATGTGTCCAGTACCCATCCACTAACCCAGTTTTTGTATCTACTACTAAATAAGATTCTCTCATTAACTTCTCCCATTGTGCGGGCATTCAAGCACCACGCAGTGTTTTTTGCAGAGGCCGCTTGGGTTGGGGTTCCACACATCGTTTTCAAAAGCGGCTTCCAGTGACATAAAGTCGGTTGTCCATTGTCCCCACAGTTCCGTTTGGTCTTCAGCGGTATAACTATTGGTCACTAGTTCTTGCGGCACTACAA